AAACAAAAAACCCTGTCCGGAGAAAGGGGGGGAAGGGATGATTAACGACCAAAACCTTTAACCGGTTTGTATGAAGGACGAGGGAAATTAGTCATAGCTCCAACACCGGTACCGGCGGCAGCACCAGATAGAACGCCGCCGACAAAATCACGCCAGATCTGCTGAGCACGGAAATAAGCCTTACGATTCATCAAAGAATGACCTTCACGTTTCGCAAACAATTCCTGCATATCTCTCTGAAGGCGGGAAAGCTGAGATCCATAAATATCCATATTACCACGACCGGTAGCAACAGCACCGGCAATGGATTTATACGAACGATAATAAGCAGCATTGGCCTGATACTCCTCTTTCATCGCACGAATAAAGTATTCAGAAAGCTTCTCGGACTGCTCATTAGAAATATTCAAACCTCGGGTACGGGCAAGAGATTCATTATATTCTGCCAATCGATTCTTAATCGAAGCTAAAGACAATAAACCTTGCGCATACTGAGAAAACAAATTAGCGGAGTACGAATAAAGCTGCATCTGCTGCTGAGCAGGTAAATACTTATTCAGAATTTCCTGTGCCTTACCTTGCAAACCAGTAAGGAAAGCCTGAGCAGCTGTAAGCTGAGTCTGAGTACGAAGACCTGCAAGTTCCTGACGAGACCTACTTAAATCCGTAATAGCCTGCTGAGGCGCATAAAGATCACGAAGATTTCTGTAAGAAGGGTTCAAGAACTCATAACGACCATCAATCAAACTTGCTATCTGAGCTTTACGAAAATCACTACCGAACTGAAAATCAAAAGTATTTTGAATGTCCTGTCCTGTACTCTGATTAGCTAAAAGCTGGTTCTGATAATAAGAATTAATAGCATTACCAATAGAACTGAAATCCATACTGAAAGAGGCGGGAACCTGATTAGGCATTTCGGCGGTAGGATTACCTACACCGGAAACACCAGCAGAAGTAACACCAGTACCTGATGTATTACCATCAAGTCCATTCATATAGGGATTATATCCGGCCTCTTCAAGGCGGGCGCGTTGCGCGGCCGGAGAATTATATTCGTTTTCACGATTCCATTGTTCCAAAGTCCATTGATTCTGAGCATCACGTTCAGAAGTTTGCCACTCGCGATTAATGGCTGCCTGTTCAGCATTCCATTCATTATTCATTTGGGCAATCTCCTTTTGTCCTTTATTATAAATTTTAGCGGCACGTTTAGACATGCCGCCAGAGACACCAGAACCTAGAAGTCCGGAAATACCTGAAACAAAAGCGCTACCAACAAGAGGATCCATTATTCAGTAGATTGAACAGGTTGGGAATCATCAGAAGCCTGAGAAGCAACAGCGGATGCCTTAACCTCGGCAACCATATCCTCATATTTCTGATCAAGACTAGCCATCCAGGCATCAACTTCGGCAGGAGACTGAAGATAACGGGACTTCAAAGTAGAAATCAACGCATCGTCATCCAACTTCTGCTTATAAGGAGATCGAGAAGGCTGAATAGAACGAACAATATTCAAGTAATTCTCTTCACCAATCTGATTGCGAATACGCTCGGCATTCATAAGCAAATTGACATCAGAATTCATATGAACAAAGCCATCTTCATCAGTATAAAACCGAAGAGACTCTATAGGTAGAACGACAACAGGAATAGCTGAAGACATTCCAGAGATAACAAAAGTTTTATCTTTACTCATAACAAACACATTTAATAAGGCATACCATCATAGTCAAAATTCCGGACAGCCTTGACATCCAGATAAAGAGAACTTAAAAATTGATCGGTATCCATCGAACTATCAGCTTTAAGTTTAAAAATACTGTCCAAAACGGACGGATTTACTTTAAAGAAACCATAGTTCAACGAATAATAGGTCTGACCAGCAGAAACAGTACTATCAATCCATTTGGACAAATACTCAGGATCCAAAGGAGCAACCCAACTCTTTAACGTAGAACGGAAAGCACCATATACTTCATCATAATCAGTTTTGAGGTCAATAAACCTCGGAGTATAACCCATAACAGAAGAAGTGGGATCAAAAGTAAACTTATTGGATTTATAGTTAAAAAAACGACCAAAATGAAGAGACTGCATACCAATAGAGTCAAATTCCGGGAAAGGAAGATCAGCCGTATTTGTGTACATAAGATCCTGAGGCTGACCAGTAATTACATAATCCAAAAGCGGAACGACGTGATAAATAGCCATCAAAATGCCGTATTCATTATCAGGAGAAAAAGAAATTCTACCCTGACCAGTACCAACGCCTTTACCTTTAATATTAGCTTCAGCTCCTATGGGATTCAAAAAAGTATTAACTACTTCCGAAATATCAATATTGGATACACTACCTCCAATACGGAAACAGGTATCAGAAAGAGCCGGAGACAAAGTCACACCAAAATGTGCATATATCTGATCACGGGCAGTCTGATCAGCAACCTGAGAAACTTCGCGGTAACGCTGAACAGCTTCAGCCATACGAAGCTGAAGAACAGAAAAAGAAGCAGCTAATTGAGAGCCAGGTATAGTAACACCCATATGAGACTCACCAATATTACGAGCACCAGTCCAGTTCATAGCATTGGTGGTACTATCCCATCTCTGAGTACCAAAATCAATAGAATAAGAATCAGAAGCAGAAGCACCTACTGAGGAAGCTTTATTAAACGGAGCAGTAGAAACAGCAGCACCAAGCTTATTTACTCCATCAGAGGACGAAACACGAGAGAACAAAGAAACAGGATAAGACCGGGTAGTAGCATCTGAAAGAACTTCTACAACAGAAACGTCACCTAACTGAGAATTAGGCATAACTCCCATAAAAAGGTCTTTCGGCCAATTAGCGTAACGAAGAGTAAGAAGATTATTACCTCTAATATAATCAAGCAAAGACAAACCTGTAAGAGACGAAAAAATATTTCCACCAGAATACCAGTCAAAATTATACGTATAAGGCTCATTCTTTTCCCATTGAGAAATACGGAAATGATCAGCATAAATTTTCTGATAAGCAGCAAGGGGTAAAGCATTTAAAGCGAGATCAGAATTATACGCAACCAATGAAAATTTAGGATCAGTGCTCAAACCATAAGAATTGCCATAACTAGCAACGTTCGTATCATCTGACACAAAATTACCATAACGAAGCATCATTAGTAGCTTAGCAGAAAGAGAAGCCGAATTAAAACCAAAAAAGTTTAAAACGGAAGGAGTAGAAGCATCTCCAGCTCCATGCATACCTCGCATTAAGGTATTCAAAGAAGTAGCACCTGAAGAAGTTTTAAGCGGAAAGTAAGGAATATCATTCGTAATAACCTTATTAGTATCAATCGCGGAAGCCTGAACAGGATTATTCTGCATATTCATAAGAGCCTGAGGGAGGTTCTTATTAATCAAACGCAACGGAACAAAATACCAGTCCAAATATTCACGGATACGGGTATACGCAGCCGTATTAACGGGTTGAGTACGAGTAAACAACTGATGACGAATTTCAAATTTATCACCCGGATAAACCAGTTTATAATAAACTGGCAAAAGTTCACCAGCCTTGCTGGTGAAACAGATACGACGAGAAAGATCGAAACCGGACCTATGGGGGTGATTCCGAACGTCTCCAAAAGAAAATAAGTTTGAAGCCATAAAAATTAAGTTTCGCGATAATAAATATCACCAAGGTTAACAACAGAATAAAAAGATTCTGCATAATGAGAATCCGAAAGGATCTGATTCAACTTTGAAACCTTATGAGTAAATTCCAAAAAAGAGCGAGCATTCAAATAAATCTCAGTCACGAGATAAAACTGATTATCTTCCAGCATATTGGAAGACTGATACAAATACGCCTTGTAAGGACGACGACTAGACATTATAATTAGCTCTCTCCGTGAAAAAATTATTCATATCATTCAAATGCCGATGCTTCACCTTCGAATGTACAAGAGCAGAAAGTTTAGAACGACACACAGAACCTAATCCGGATTCTGCGAATTCTCTTTGTCTTGCTTCCGTCTGATTCCAAAAAATATCCGACCAATCGCTCGCAAAAGACTGAGAATCTGAGAAAAGATCTTTGAGGCTTTGTTTTTCTCTGACATCAAAAAACTCTTTAGATAACTTAATCGCGGAATAAATCCTATTATAATCTACTCGCGGAGAGAAGAGAGAGAATCCCATCGAAGACAGGAAACTCTCACAATGACGAAAAAATATATAAAAACGACTACAAAAAGAACGCTCAAAAAACTCGTCGCCAAGAGCACCTCGGGTGGGATCGATATGAAGAAACTGCATAATACCGGTCATGACAGAATCTTCAGACAATTCTTTCACTGTCTGACTTTGTCGGTCAGACGAGTAGTAATGCCAGTAGATGAGTCTGGGAATCTGGAAGATGGATGACCTCCAGTAGGCTGGCCGCTGACAGATATTCCGAGCTTGTCGTAATATCGCAACATATTCAGATACAGTACGACGGCTATGTGAGACGGGTCGAAAAAAGCAGGTATCGATAATCGAGCTCCATGGCCGAATAACTCTATACTTGCCATTGACCGGCACGCTGACGCCATCAAGGAATTTAGAAAAGTCTCCTTTCCTACTTTCTTCAACGGCAGACGAAAAGAACTGAAATCCAAAGTGGTTAGAGAATCGTGCAAAAGGACGAATGCAGCGATTTTCCTTGAAATGTAGGGGAAGAGATGTAAAGCTATTAAGATATCCCGCAACGTACGACTCAGCCTTTCCTCTGGACGAAGAGCAATCGACACGTCCAAATTTCCAGCATGAATTAACAACTCGGATAAAATTCTTGGCGAGTTTGTCGGAGTCGAAGAAAAATAAGATATGGAAATGTGGGCGGAAAGAGACGGGTCCATACTCTCCCACAATGTATGTGTGTAGTTTTTCATGGTCAGAATTTAAATCACGAAGCAAAATCTGCTTACGTACACGTTTCATGAATAAAGACAAGTCCTTATGGCAAAGAAAACCATAACGACCGGCATACTGAGGATACTTTCCTTTTAAAGACAAATCTGCCTGAAGAGCGTAACGATTCCAATATTCTTTCTTACAAGAAAAATCAAACTCAAACTGCTGATCCATCGCTAAACCGAAAACAGGCCGCACATGCTTAACACCATGAAAAGTGAAAGTACGAGTAAGCCTACGACGAGGACGAACAAAAGCATGAACAGCAATATTATCCTCGTCGATCTCCTGAGTCTCAACTTCATAATAAGGGATAAAATCATTTTTATAAGTGAGACTAACAAAATAACAATATTTCGAAACAGACTTTTGAGCATAAATACGATTTTCAGCAAGAACAGACTTAGAAACCTTACAAGCATCACAGACACCACAGGGAACGAGAATAGTATCACCAGTATAGGGGTTAATAACTTCATGTTTGTGCTGACATTCAGTGTAAAACTTATTAACGAACTCTGCGGTATCCATGATGTAAACCTAATCTTTATCGTTAGACAAAAGGTAAAGATTCTCCTCGGGGAAAGAATCGAAAACAAGTACGTTTCCGGAACTAGGCTTTAAATTCTCGTGAAGGAAATGAAGAAGTTCAGCTTCCTCAACAACATAAACAACAGGTTCAGCAGGGCGCTGAGGATCGTTGTTTTTAGCATGTTTCAATACTTTGAATAACATAGTATAATTATTTATAGTGAATAACAATGCAATAATAAGAATTAAAAGACAATATACAAACAAATGAA